TATCAGATCACGGAGATACCGCCAACAAAATCTGATCTTGCTTACCCGTTGTGCGGTAGCTCTGTTGAACCGTTTATCAATGCGACTTGGGATTATGAGCAGAACTTGTTTGGTGATTGCGGTTGGGATTCGTTTATGTTGCACTACACGGGTTATCTGCAGATCCCAGAGCATGAAACGATTGAGTTTTGGATTGCGTCAGATGATGGTGGAACAATCCAGATCGGATCACAAGAGTTTGGTGTCTGGCAGGATCAGGGATGTTCAGCTACCGAAACTGGTTTGATTGATATAGCTGCGGGAACTCAACCCGTTGATGCTTGGTTTTATGAGAACGGTGGCGGAACTTGCTTCATGCTCGCATGGAACATTGACAGCACTGGTTGGGCGATTGTGCAACCAGAGTTTTTTACTTCTGAACCGTTGGCTTCTGCGACAACTTCCACGCTTGAAACGACAACCACAGCACCAAGTACCACGACAACGGAGATGCCAGCAAGCACAACAACAGCAACTTCATCTATTCCTCCATCAACCGTTGTAGTAACCACAACGGAATTACCACAAACAACAACAACAGCCCAACAAACAACTTCATCTGTTCAGGTTACTTCCGCACCAGAGATCTACCTATTGCCAACCCAAACCACAGAGCTACCCACGATCCCCACGACCATCCCGATACCCACCACAACAGAACCGACAACAACAACATCATTGGAACAGGCTACAACCGTGTTTCTCCCCGCCATCACAATCTCCCCAGAGCCACCTGTAAGCCTCCCTGTTGAGCTTGATCCTCCAGATACGGTGCAAGCCCCATCTCCAACATTTGTGCTCTCTGAGGATGCCCCAAACGAACCGTTATCCCCAGCGCAGTTTGTAGAGGCTCTGTCCGTTTTGGCTGAGGCAGAAACCCCAGAGGAGGTGCAGGCGGTGGTTGAGCAAATATTGAAAGCCGATCTCAACAGCGATCAAGCAGAGCAGCTAGTCGCTTCTGTTGATGTGCTCGCAGCCATCACAGGGGATCAGGCGCAACAGCTATTTGAACAGGTTGAGCCAACGCAACTGTCAGAGTCAATGGCATCCGTCATCTCTGATGCAATGAACGATCCTGCTGTTCCTACTGAGGTGAAAGAAGCGTTTGAGGAAACGCTTAACATTTTCGGTAATGACGGATTCGCAACCTATGTTCCGCTTGGATCAAATGTGAATGTTGCTGTAAGGCGCACGATTGTTGCAGGCACTACAATCCTGATGGCTTTACCTTCTCCAGTTTCTACGAGGCGCACATGAAAAAGATCCACAACTATCTGATAGAGAACGCTTGGGTGTGGGCTGGAACAGGGTTAGTGTTGCTCACTTTGTCTGGAACAACCCTGCGTCAAGCGTTGTGGATCACTTGTCTGACGGTTCTAGTACACTTCGTAGCAACAATGTTAAGGAAAGGCGATCCAGAATGAAAAAGGCTCAAGATGTCGCAGGCAGAATTATTGCGTTATTTCTTACTAATGCGTTGGGTGTGATCACGGGTGCGTCTGTTATCGCACCAGAGTTGGAACTGTGGAAGGCTGCAGCGTTAGCTGGTGCTGTATCGGTGTTCAAAGTTGCCGAATCGTTGGCTAGGGCTTCTGTTGATGGGAAACTTACTGCTGATGAAATTGACGCAGCGTTCGGGGCAACACCGAAAAAGATCGCAGCTAAGAAAGCTGCAAAATGAAACGCCCATACACGGGCAACAAAGATGGTGCTGCAGCAGGTGAGCATCCACAGCTAACCGCACTGATGAAAGAGTTGTTCAAGGCTTACAGTCCTGCGCTCTGGAATAACGGTTCGTGGGGCGTTCGCAATATGCGTGGCAAAGAATCGCTTTCTGTTCACGCAACAGGGAGAGCGTGCGACATTTCATGGCGCAACATGGGTGACGGAAAGCGGGGTGCTGCTAAAGGCGGGCGCAAATACGCTGTAGCTGCAATGGATTATCTTGTGAAGCACGCTGACGAGTTGGGTGTTGAGATGATCATTGACTATTTCCCTGCACCACACGGCAGAGCTGCGAAATGTGACAGGGATATGGCATGGCAAAAGTACACAAAGGAGACAGTTCATGGCGCACCAAACGGGGATTGGTTTCACATTGAAGTTGATGGCAAGAAATCGTCTGAGCAGATTAAGGCTGTTTTTATGGGGAATCAGCCTGCGCAAGTGGTTGTAGGTGCGTAGATGGATGCTGGTGCTGCTGCGATAGCTGTTGCTTGTATAACAACGCTTGGTGGAATTGTTGTCGGATTCATGCAATCATTTAAGAAGGAGAGCAAGGAAGCGAGACTGGAGAACCGTGAGGATCATGCTGTTGTGCAGATGCAGCTACGGATGATCTACAAGGGTTTGAACAAGGTGGATGACAAGCTAGAACATCACATCCAAGATCACAGGGAAGTTGGGAATGGGAAAACTGTTACAGCAGATAGAGGCAACGCCAGTTAATACTGGTGGGAAACAATCATCCGTTGATTTGGCGATTCAATCAATGCAGGGGGAGGACAGAGAGGACTTGGTGTGCGCTTTGCGCAACATCACAATCTCCCCTACTGTCATATCGGAGGTGCTGCAGATCAACGGTCACGAAGTCACACGCCACGCAATCCAGCGTTGGCGAAACAGAGAGGGTATCTGATGAGCTTGGGCGATCAAATCAATGAGGCGTTAGAGGCTGAGAACAACGGAGAGCTGCTGAGGTTGCGCAAACAGCGTGACAGCTATGCAAACCAGAATGTGCGACTGCAAACGAAACTGGATGAGCTAGAGCGTGCGCTGTCTGTTGTTGATCAGGTAGATGGTCTGACTGTTCAGCCTCCAGTGTGGCTTGCACCAGCGAAACCGAAAACCCATGCAGCAACGCTCGTTGTCATGCTGTCGGACACACACTTTGACGAGGTGGTGAACCCAGATGAAATGGAGGGGCTAAACGCCTACAACCGTGAAATCGCAATGATGCGCCTAGAGAAGTGGACACAGAATGTAATCAAGATGGCACGCCACTATCTATCGGGTGTGAACTATGACGGTGTTGTTTTGATCTTGGGCGGTGACATTTTCTCTGGCGATATCCACGAGGAACTAGCTCTGACTAACGAGGACACCATGATTGGATCGTTGCTGTTTTGGGCTGAACAGGTTTCGGCTGCAGTTGAGCTACTGGCAACAGAGTTCAAGAAATGCCATGTTGTTTCTGTTGTTGGCAATCATGGGCGAACGACACGCAAGCCACGCATGAAGCAGCGTGTGAAAACAAACTTTGATTGGCTGCTTGCGAAAATGGTTGAACGGAGTTTCACGAAAGATAAACGGGTCACATTCACGATCCCAGAGTCAGCTGATGCGCTTGTTCAAATTTATGATTACGGGCATTTGATAACGCACGGTGATCAGGTTTCTGGCGGTGGTGGTATCGGTGGTATCTACCCGCCGATTATGCGAATGCGTGCGAGAAAACATGCACGGTACATGGTGACAGGGAAATCATTTCAAACATTGTGGCTTGGTCACTGGCATCAGTACATCAGTACGCCATCAATGGTTGTGAACGGATCGCTGAAAGGATATGACGAGTATGCAATGTTGATGGGTTTCGGGCATGAGCCACCACAACAGGCGTTAGGAATTGTTACCCCTGAACGCAACCTCACGATTCAAGCACCAGTGTTCTGTATGGATCGCAAGAAGGAAGGCTGGTGAGTTGTGGCAACATTTGTGGAGATCGTCTGGCATGATGCGCACGCAGACACAAACACTTGGATTGAGAAAGACGAAATAGACCCTAATCCTTGTGTGGTTGTTTCATGCGGGATTTTGCTTCCAGAAACTAAAGCTGATCATATTGTTCTGTCGCAATCGTTGAACAGCTATGAGCAGTACGATTGTGTGCTTTCTGTTCCTGTAGCTATGGTTCAGTCAATGCGTGTGTTGGGGAGTGGACTGGATGCGACAGAGCATCTAGGGTGATCCTGCTCGTGATGTTCTCCTTCTCCGTCACGGGCTTGGTTGAGTAGCCCTGCCCCCTAGTACGGGGTGGGGCTTCTCCCAAACCCATACCTAGTCAGGGTTTCCCTGATTTGCAATCTTTGGGCGGATTGCCTATTCTTGATTCATGGGGATCTACCCCTAGCTCAAGAGGAGGGCGCAAGATGGAAGCAGAGATGAGGTTCGTAGGAACTTTCGGAAGTCAAGTCACATTGGAACTTGCTGGTTGTCCAGAGGATGGTGGCAAGTGGGCTTTGTATTGCGAGCATGAAAACGGCGTTGGCATTTTGCAGGACACAAATCGCAAGCGTCTAAGCGCATGGGGTTCACATTCAGATGAATGGTGTCCTCTTTGCCAAGACATTGCGTTGGAGGTGAAGTGATGAGCGAACAAAGCATGTTGATCACAAACCATTTCCTGATTGCGATTGAGCCAACATCAGAGGATCATCCAGCTGGTTGTGGCTGCGAGGATGTGCAGCGACACACCTATCTCGCTGCAATCAGGCGTGGGCAGGAAATGAAAAGCGGAGTCAAGATCTCTGATCTAACCGTAGAGGAACTAGACGCTCTGATAAACGAATGCACGGATCAGATCTACTTTCATAGTCCAAGCCATGTTGATTCAGATGAGTTTCACGGATTCAAGAATGCCTACTATGGCATGAAGCGACTGCTAACGAAACTACAGCAGGCTAGAGCTGCTGCCTGATGCGCAGAGAGAATGAGCTGCGCTGGATCTGCCCCGATTGCGGGAACAGGATCACAACATTCGTGAAAGTCAGCGAGCCTCCAGTATGCAGCAGGCATCTCAAGCCTGTGCGCATGGCTGAGGCGCACAAGATCAAATGGGGAGAGTGCAGCTAACTGTGCAACACCCTTCCGATAGACCAAGATCAAACAACAAACAGAGGAGAGAAAATGCAAGTGATACCGAAAGCTAGGCACGGAAGTAAAGATTGGTTGCTGGCACGCTGGAAGGATGAGCAGGGGCGTTGTGTCTTTGGTGCATCAGATGTGCCAGCGTTGATGGGCGCAAGCCCGTACAAGACCAGAGGCGAGCTGTTCGCAGACAAAGTGAACGAGCCTGTAGAGCAAGAGGAGACAGCGGTGTTCAGGCGGGGCAACCTGTTAGAGAAACCGTTGCTAGAGGAAGCGTCTCGCATACTTGGCACAAACATATTTACGCCAGATGTGATCTACCGTGATGGGCGTTTATCAATCAGCCTTGATGGTGTGGATAACGAGCTGCAGCCAAGCGTGGTGGTAGAGGCTAAGACCTCAACCCGCTACAGCATCTACAACGCTGAGGATCTCCCTGATGAATGGTGTTGGCAGGGATGGGCGCAGATGGCTGTGCTTCAAGTGCCTGTCTGGTTCGTTGTGCTGGATCGTGACCAGCGCATATCTGTTGTAGAGCTACCCGCTAATCCCGAAGCGATCCAAGCGTTGCAGCTAGAGACTTCGGTGTTCGGCGGTTGGGTTGATGGTGATGGGATGGATGAGGACATAAACAATTTCAGTGCTGCTGATATCGCACGCATATGGAAGCCAACGCCGACAAGTGTTGAGTTGCCTGTGAGTGCTGTTGATTGGGCGTTGCAGCTAGAGGAAGCGAGAGCTATGGCTAAGCAGGCTGCTGATCTGGAGAGCAAGGCGAAGGATGCGCTTGCTCAAATGATGTTGGGTAACGAGATCGGCACTGTTGATGGCGTTCAGCTCGTTAGTTGGAAACAGCAAGCGGGCAAGGCATCATTGGATACAAAGCAGTTGCGTTCAGATCATCCAGAGCTAGTACAGCAGTATGAGAAACAGGGCGCACCATTCCGTGTGATGCGTGTAACGAAAGGCAAAGCAAAGTGATTTTCGGCTATCCAACAATGGCGAAGTTCAATGCTTACGATTTCAAAAATCTTGAAGTTCGTGATTATTGGCACGATACATACAGCAATGCAGTTATTCATTCAAAGTCATTAAATGCCAATGATCACATTGTTATTGGCACAATAGTTGTTGTTGAAGTTCAACCATAAAGAAAGAAGGAAAGCAAATGAGTGAGGAAATTAACACGGTGCTGCTGCGTGCAGTACTTGATCAGTATGCGACACCAGATCCAAAGATTGTGGGGACTATCCCACGCAACGGAATCAATTTGGCGTATGTCAGTCACGCTGATATCACACGCATCTTGATTGAAGTTGATCCAGCATGGTCTTGGCAACCTATGGAATGGGTGAATGGCAGACCTGCAATCAATGTTGAGAATGGCACAGCAACAATGTGGGGAACGCTCACACTGCTTGGCAAGTCAATGCTTGGTGTTGGTTCAGTTCGTGCTGACAAACAGGATCTTGATAAAGAATTGGTTGGAGACTTTTTGCGCAACGCAGCAATGCGGTTTGGAATTGCATTGTCGCTTTGGTCTAAGCAGGACTGGTCTGATAACACAACGATCATCAGCCTCCCTGCAGCGCAGGCAAAGCGTGCTGAGGAAGCGAAGCCGTATGTAGGCAATCATCCTGCGAAAGGTGTGCCATCTCCGAAAGTAGTGCGTGAGTTCGTTCAGGAAACTGAGCCGACACCAGATGAAATGGCAGAGATAGCTGCACAGTTCAACGCCACGATTGTTGAGAACATCACGCCCATAACAAAGCCTGTTGCTTCGTCTAGTGGCAAAGCGAGCGACAAACAGAAGGGTTTGATTAGCAAACTTGCAAAAGAAAAAGTGAACGGAGATTGTGTTCCGTTGATGCAAGAGCTGTTCAACAAGTCTGCTGTTGGCGATCTGACCAGCAAAGAAGCGTCAGGGTTGATCAAACAACTGATGGAGATGCGCTAGTGGTGACGATAGATGCGAGTCAGGCAACAGCGTTGATGGAAGTTGTTGCTGCAGCTCGCATTGTTGTCATGCTTGATGGAACAGATCGGTGTTCGCTGTTAGAGCTGCGTGAAGCGTTGATGGCATACGATCAGTCCACTGGCAAGGTTTCGTGAGGCGTGATCATTGGAGGGAGGATGCGTTGTGCGTAGGGCAGCCATTAGAGGTGTTCTTTGCAACGCAAACTCTCGCTGAGGATCGTTGGGATGCAGCGAAAGCTGTGTGCAACAAGTGCACGGTGAAACGGCAGTGTTTGAAACTGGTTATTAAGTTGCCAGAGGATGATGACAGGTGGGGTGTGTTTGGTGGGCTATCACCTGCAGATAGGCGTGTGTTGCGTGATGACATAAAGCGAGGTATCAAGGATGCGTTGTAAATGCACATTCAAAAGAATATTGAACGAAACCATTTGTGATGAGGGAGATGATGATGAGTGAGGAAATGAAGTTAGAACGAACAGAGGTTGCCAATGATGCGCTGGATTTTCTTTTGGCAAGGCTGCAGACAGAGATTGATGAGCTGGATCAACGGCTTGAAACTTTGTTTGAGAACATCAACGAGCTGCAAAAGAGGAACAGTGGGTAGGCGATATGATGTGCGCACATTTCCTGCGAAAGCGTTGGTGCACAAGTTTGAGCCAAACACCAGCGTCATAACTATTGCGCAGGCGTTAGACATGAAACGATCAACAGTGTACAAATGGTTTCAGAATGACACCATGATTACTCAGTGGGCTGCTGATCGCTATGCAATCAAGTTGGGAATGCATCCCTCAGAGGTTTGGCTTGATTGGTTCGCTCTGGAGGCTGTCTGATGGGGCAAATAATCATTGGTGCGCTTCTAGCGTGGCTTTCTGGAGTTTTGAGTGTGATTGCATACGCCAACTTTGCCGACTGGATGGATGATCGTGACTGACTGGAAGAAAATTGCTGGTCATTTGTATGACGAGCTGCGTGTGCATGGCATATCTGAATGCGTGTTCAATCATAAAGGTTTGTGCGGGTGCGAAGTAAATGATTGTATCAAAGACTTTGAAAGAGCAGATGAAACAGATGGATGAACGCAAAGGCGAATGTCAGGGCAATCAAGAGAAGTGCAACCTAGATGGATGCCCCAAGTTCGGCACGCTAGGCGTGGCAGGGCGTGACGGGAAACGGCGTATCAAAGGCTGCAGTGATCCTGCTGCGAGAGGGAAGCGGTCTAGGCGCAAGGGTTTGAACAAGCAGCGCACAGCTCGCAAACGGCTAGGTGTTGCGCCTTCACATAAGTTTGGTGATGGCAACGAGGAACGCTGGAATGATGCGCTGTTCGCTAACGAGGTAAAAGCGGGGAAGCAGATTCAGCCTGCTGTGAACGCATGGATGCGCATAGAGGCGCAGGTGAAATCAAATGAGGCTGACTTTGGATCTAGGCGCAAGCCTGCCAGAGCTGTGTTGATGCCTGATGATTGGGGCAAGGAGGGGCTGGTCATGATCCGTTTGAGCACATGGGAGGAACTGGTTGCCCCTGCTATGCAGGCGTTCTATGAGTCGGCAGATGAGTAAGCCGTTTGATGTAGCTCTGTATGACGAGGATGATGATGCGAAGTTTCTTGTTATCAGATGGCTAGAGGCTCGTGGTCATGAGATAGCTGTGAACCCTGATCAGTATGGGATTGATTTGTTGGGTAGCTGGAGGCAACGAAAGTATGCGTGGGAAGTTGAAGTCAAACATAACTGGCGTGGGTTTGATTTCCCGTTTGATTCTGTTCACTATTCTGTTCGCAAACGCAAGTTCATTGATCCTGATGTGCACACATATTTCGTGACATTGAACCATGAACGCACACGCCTGCTCGCTGTCAGTGGTAAAGATGTGATGGAGGCGAGGATTATCCAGAAATCAACTATTTATACGCAGGACGAATGGTTCATGGAAATCCCGATTCGCAGGGCTATATTTGTTGATCTTGAAAAGGAGGGGTTGTGACACCAATGCAAATTGAGGGGATGGTGGACAGAATATGCGGATTGTTCCCAACAACGCAGATCGGGCGCAACACTGTCAAGAACGCATGGACTGTAGATGACTTCCTGTTGGATGCTGATGTTGATGAGGCACGCAAAGTAACCGACTGGATCAAAGCAAACAGCGACAAGTTTCCCGCTTCGCTTAGAGAGCTGCACAACATCTTCCGCAAGGTGCGTGGCTTGGGATCAAAGAACCAGCCGATTGAAACGAAGTGCGATATATGTAACGGGATGCTTTGGGATGACGGTATTCGTTATTCGGAAGCTGGTCAGCGCATAAGCGAACAGTATGAGATAGAGGAAAACGGGCATACATACAAAGTTGTTCGCCCCTGCCCGAACTGCAGAGGATCAGACTGGCGGATGCCAGAGAGCTAAAGGTTTCTACAATCGGCTAGTTGCATGACCTCCACTGTTGCAAGGTGAGTGGGTAACACACGGAAAGCGTGGGTAGATTGCGCTGCACTGAATTATGAAAGACGAGATGATTTGGTCAATAGCGTGAGGCACTGTGCGTTTGTAATTGGTTGTTGGAGTGAGGCATCCCAACGGGGGGCATTACATCTCTAGGTTTGCTGTGATTCAACACATACATATATGTTGTCAATCACTGCTACACTGAGAGAACACGCCGAACTGAGGCGAACTACCAGCACAGATGTTGTGCCGTGATGCTCAAAGGGGCTGCTGTAATAAAACAAAATCATTTAGTTCTATATCTATACCCAAAGTTAGAGGAGGCGAAAGTGATGTTCGGATTTATGAAAAAAGTAGTTGTAGGTGTTGTTGCGGTGCTGGCGGGTTTCGCTGGTGTTGCTCAGGCGTTGAATGTTGATGGTGGTTCTAGTTCTGTTTATATTGCGAACAGCTATGTTCCAGATCGTGTGATTGAAGTTCCGTACAAGATCAAAGCAGGCGCAAAGTGTGGTCAGTGGTGGCAAACAATGGATGATGCTGGTTGGTCTGACGCTGACATTGTGAAAGGTGATGCGATCATGTTTCGTGAGAGCAGGTGTGGTGCGGATGCTGTGAACTCTGCAGATCCGACAACTATTGGGAAACATAAAGGCTCGTTCGGCTTGTATCAAATCAACTTGTACTGGATTAAACAAACACGCTGGTATCCACAGGGGTTTCTGCAAACAAAGTTAGAGCGAAATTTAGTGCCAACAGATCTGTTGATTCCAGAAGTGAACATTGCTGCAGCGTTGGAAATCATCAAACAGAACAGAGCTGATGGCGGTTGTGGCTGGTCTGCATGGCGAGGCTGCTAGAGCCTGAAATATGCCCTGACTAGGGGCTGGAATTGCAACAAATACGGGAAACCCTGACTAGGTATGGGGTTCGTTGATTTGCAATACCCACACCGATTGGGCAAGCTTGATTCATGGGGGCAACCAGCCCCCTAGCTCAAGAGGAGGGCAAAATGAAAACCGTAGGATCGCCACACAAAACAGAAGTGCTGGCACTCATCAATTCAGTAGAGGACAGAGATGTGCAAAACGAGATGCTGGAAATCAGCAGCAAATACGCACAGGCTCTCGCAGGGCTGAGGTTAGCCAAGAACTATCTCAGCGAGATTGACGAGGAAACAGGAACAGATCACTCAGATATCTTCCGCATGATCTATGACGCAATCCATATCACCAAACACTCAGAGATCTCTTTGCTTCAGATGACGGCAGAGATCTAAGGTTGATGCAGAGGAGGATGATCATGCAAAACATTCAGAGAGAGATCAACGGAGTCAAAACATACCGCACGCCACGCAGCGAGGTCACAAAGCGTGACATAAGTTGTTGGGCATGTGCAAAGCCTGTGTCGGTTCAGACATATGTTTGCGAGAGCTGCGGGTTTGAGTTCCCAGAGGGGTTCAAGCAAAAGTGAAAACATACACACTGCAGGTTCGGGTGCGCACTAAATATGGGCAGGATTACAGCAACACTGTTCAGTATGCAACACGCAACTGGCAACAGGCATACATGAAAGCCAAAATGTTCGCAGAGAACGCACACGGTTACAACAACATCACAAACATACAAATAGAGGGGATCAAATGAGTTTGTTAGCAGCTAAAGAATGGAACAAAGTGTTCATGCAAGATGGGGTCAAGCACAGGATCAAAGTTCGTGCTCAACTGGAATCGTTGGGGCAAGCACCATACTTTTCAATCACTGGAGAAATCCAGTGGCAGGCAAAGAACAACAGATGGATGGAGGGGTCTGGCGGGTGCATCCATGATGAAATCCTGCAGCATTTCCCTCAGCTACAACTGTTAGTTGAAATGCATCTATCTGATGAGGATGGTGTTCCAATGCACGCATACGCCAACGCTGCGTATTGGGCAGGGCATACCAAGTATCAGAAGTTTGATGAGATGATGCTCGCCAAGCATCTACGGATCAGCCCGAAGCTCGCTGATGACATGATGAGCTACATCACCGAATATTGGGGTGTGCTGGATGAGATCACAACCCCTGCTATGGCATGGGAAGGCACATGTGAGGATTACGAGCTGCCTAAACAGTGGTTAGAGCAGGCAAAAGTTGCCAAGTCAATGCTCAATATCGTTCAGGCGGTATCAGCATGAGCGAGGCAACAAAGCGAACACTGGAACACATTGAACTCATAGAACATGACCTAGCACCAATGTTTGAAGTCAAACTTGTGGTGGTTGTTGAGGGATATGAAAACGAGGATGAGGGAGATCTGACAGCTGCAGGATGGTTGTTCAACTTGTTGCACCTAGCGTCAGAAGGTATGGATATCAAAACAGGCGCACGGGAGTTCATGCGCTCTATGATCTCTACAGGGGAAACTAGGGTTCATCTCTGCAAGATTGAGCAGGTGGAGGCATGAGCCAGCGAGGATTTGACGCATGGCTCACAACAGAGCCAGATCCGTTCCCAATCCACTTCAACTTTGATCCACTGTCACGCAGCTATGAATGGTGTCTGCAGCACACGGTTCAGGAAGGTAAATGTGACTCGTGCAA